CAGCGTATCGCTCTTGCTGGTAACGGTTCTGGCGCTGACTACCTGTTCGCTCGTGATTGCTTCTCGTACCACGTTTCTGGTATGTCCTACACCGGCGCTATCGCTGCTGACGTTGCTACCGACACCGAAATCGGTACTGTTGGCAACTGGAGCTTCGTGAAAGACAAGAAGCTGGTTGGCGTAATGCGGATTACTCATGCTTAATCTTCTGATTGAGTAAGAAAAGGGACCTTGCGGTCCCTTTGTCGTTTCTGATAGCAGTTCTATAAATACCAATGAAACCGGAAGTCATGAGCCGGTTGGGGAGATAGTTGAGTTATCTCCCCACTTCACTCAACGAAGGAACATTATGTACCATTACACCTACATCATCCACAATTCAGAGACACAGCAATTCTACATTGGTGTGCGCTCATCCGAAGTACCGCCACAAGAAGACCCTTATATGGGTTCAAGTCGAGTTCTATCTGCTCTGCTTCGAAAAGAACCAGCATCATGGACAAAATATGTGATTGCTGAATTTGAAACACGAAATGCTGCACTATACAACGAGTACGAACTAACAGAACCAGCAGTACTACAGACAAAGGAATGTTTGAATATGTGCCGCGGTGGTTGGGGATGGCGTGAAGTCGGGGTGAAGTTTTCAGAAGAACACTGTCGCAAACTATCAGCATTTCAAAAAGGCAAACCTAAGCCCGCAACCTTTGTGCATTGGTCTAAAGGCCCAAATGCTGCTGAGATAAGACGCAAAATTGGCGACGGTCATCGCAATCCATCCGATGAGACCCGACGCAGAAATAGTGCGGCAAGTTCAAAACCCTGCACGCTTGATGGAATAAAGATTTATCCGTCTGTTGGCGCACTTGTAGCAGAACTTGGTTCGGGTAAAACAGGTAGTAGATCACCCAATCTTCGCTTTCTGTAAGAAAAGGGACCTTGCGGTCCCTTTGTCGTTTCTGGAGGGCGGCATATAAATACCGGATATCAAGGGAGGACCCTATGAGCACTTACGCAACAGCAGCAGAAGCAACGACCTACTGCACCACCTACAGACTTGATGCACTTGCATCTGATACGGCAGACGCCTATCTCGTTTGTGCTTCTGTAGCAATCGACCGTCTATATGGCGCTCGTTTCATTGGGCAGAAGACAACAGATTCCGCGCTGCAATGGCCTCGCACGGTCTCTTCAAACACTGACACCTTCGGCAATGAGCGTGATTTCACCATCATTCCTGTTGAAGTAGTAAACGCAACGATTGAACTTGCGGTGATGCTTCAGGACGGTTTAGATCCATACGCACAACCTGCTGCACCTTCGACCGAAGACAAAATCAAGATTGACGTCATCGAGATTTCAACGAAATCGGCAGGTACCGCAATAGCACCTCTCTACAAGATTGGCGTCATCCTGTCTCCACTACTTGGAGCGTTCCAGACAATGCGTCTGGTTAGAGGATAACCAATGGACTACAAACTGATTCAATCCAAAGCGCTTGAGGCCATTACGAAGACTGGTCAGAAGGTATCCCTATCTCGTGATGATGCTGTACTGCTTTCAACCTATGGTGTGTTTTCCAGTTCCACCAAGAAAGCAGATGGCGAAGCAAATGCAACGAAGATGCTCATCATCCTGCCGGGTTCAATCAAGTACGCACCTCGTCCAGGCGACTACATCATTGCAGGTACGACTACCTACTATGTCTCTGAAGTCGAGTACATCGCACCAGGGATTATTCCAATCATCTTCAAAGCGACGGTGATTTGATATGGAAATCGAAGGCGTCTTCGCTGGTCTCAATACCAAACTTCGCAAGTTCAAGCAAGAAGTTGGTATGGAATTTACTGAACGGGTAAAGGCACGCACACCAGTGAAAACAGGTCATCTGCAGAACTCTTGGGGTATCACCTACAAGGCAACTGACATCGAAATCTACAACACGCAGGATTATTGTTCCTTCGTGGAATTCGGGACTCCTCATATGGCACCGAGAGCAATGCTTCGTACAACCATCGCTGAAATGGACCAGATATGTGAAGTTGCGGCAGAAAGAGCAGGTCTAAAGAAATGAGCATTCAATCATCACTCGACGCACGACTACAAACTGTTGTAGGTCTCCCAACTCTCCAGTTAGAGAACACCAGATACACACCTTCTACTGCAGTCCCATTCAGTCGTTCCACATTCCTACCTGCTGAGACACGACCAATCAGTGCTGGCATCAATGGGATGAACGCACAGCACGGTCTCTACCAAATCGACCTGTTCTACCCAATCGATAGAGGTACAGGCGCATCAATCGCAATGGTCGATACGGTGCTCGCAGCATTCAGACGCGGCACGACCGTAGGCACTACTCCAGTCGTCAATATCGAAATGTCCTGGCGCGAAGCAGGATATTCCCATCAGCAGTTCTACTGCGTACCAATCACCGTTAGATGGACTGCATACGTGCAGAACTAATCAACACTTTCGGCGGGGTGCCTATAAATAGTTTTACCGGTACCCACCAATCTTTTACCCTAGGGGGAGAACACTATGACTATTTCAACAGGCGCACGCGTAGGAGCAGGTTACATCACTGAAGTGACCTTCGGCACCACGCCAGCAACGCCACAACTTATCGACCTTCCATTCACCTCGTTTAGTCTGAATCTTTCCAAGGAAGAGTTTGCAGACAACACAGCGCGCGCCGACCGTATGAATCGCTGGAGCCTATCAGGTAATCGCTCGGTTGGCGGTTCTATCGATGTCAATCTGAACTGCGCAGCAACCAACGGTCATCACGATGCACTGATGGAATCGCTTATGCAAAGCGCGTGGGCAACCAACATCCTGAAGGTCGGCACAACTCGCAAGTCACTCACGATTGAAGAAGCACAGTTCGACGTTTCACAGTTCCGCGTCTTTACCGGCGTTGTGGTCGATAAGGCAACTTTCACATTTCCAACCTCTGGTCCTGTTACAGCAAAGTTCGATGTCCTTGCTAAGGATCAATCAGCAATGGCAGCGGCAACCATTGATACCTCTGCTGGTTATACAGCGTCGCAAGTCGCACTCCCATTCACGGATGTTGGAACTTCAGGCTTCTTCAAGGAAGGTGGCACTGCCATTCCTGGCGTTATCACAGCAATGTCACTTGAAGTGAATAACGGTTACGAGAAGAATATTGGCCTTGGTTCTAACCTCATTCGCGATTTCACTACTGGTAAGTGCGAAGTTTCTGGCACGGCAACTGTATTTTTCGAAGATGCGGTCCTATACAACAAGTTTGCAAACGGCACAGCGTCGTCGATTGATGTCAAGTTGGACAACGGCACCAGCACCCTCCAAATCACAGTTCCTAATGTCAAATGGACTGAAGCATCGAAGACCCTTACCGCTCAAGGCACCATCACAATGTCGATGAAGTTTGTTGGTCTCTACGACGCCACATCAAACTCTAACGTCGTTTTTACCCGCACCTAATATGAAGATTTCTAAACTACTTCCAGCATCAAAGGACCTGCACATCCTGATGCCTGACCTTACGGATTCAGGCATCACCTTGCAGGTCATCGGACACGACAGCAAGGCATTCCGTGAAGGTGCTAAGCGTTTTGGACAGCGCGTGATGGACGGTGAGAAGCAAACCGTTGATTTCCTCGACTCACAGAATACCGAACTGGTTGCTACTTGCATCGTCGGTTGGACTGGACTTGAAGAAGACGACGGTACTCCTACACCATACTCGCACGCGAAGGCAGTCGAACTAATGGGGATGCCTGAACTGGCATTCGTCAGAGAACAAGTGGAGGCATACGCCGGCAAGCGTATGAACTTCTTTTCAGCAGATAAGGGAGAGGTTGGTATCCAAGGTTGAGCAATGTGTGAGATTGGACACCGTTCGCAAGGACGGGCACTCCCTCAGACAGAACCAGGAGAGTGCTCGCGCCAAGATGAAGAAGGTCGGCAAGTCCGATGAATGGTTGAAGGAGAAGTTTGCCGACCTGGAACCGATTGAACTCCTTCCAGGTTCAGCACGCTTGATG